AGGGATAGTATCATTTCAGAATATACCAGACGAGATTCCTACAGGAGGAAACAGTGGACAGATATTATCTACAGATGGAAGTGGGAATTATAGCTGGACAGATGACCAGACTTCAGGAAATGGAATCTATGGAGGGTCAGGATCTTTAGCAAGTAATACTGTTGTTACAGGAGGTACAAATGATTTTTCTTTAGGCGCAGAAAGTATATATTTTGCTAGTAATACATCGATGACATCTATAGGAACTACCTCCGCAGCATTAATATCAGGAGATGGTGTAACAGGTGGTCTTACTATTATAGCAGCGAGTGATGACGGTATGATTAAAATAGCCTCTGAGAATGATTCTTTTTCCGAGGCTATAGAATTAGGTGATAATAAGAATGACACTATAAGAATAGCGGGAGTAGCAGTTCCATCAGATGCTACAGATGGAGCTTTAGTTACAGTATCGGACGTAGCGACAGGAGAAATTGCAATCGTAAGAAACTCATTACCCTTAAGAGCAACATCGTTTCCCGACAATCCACAAAACGGAGATGAAGTATATAGAACAGACCAGCACCAATGGTATTATTATGATGAGAGTAGAATTAGATGGGTAGGTAGGGAATTGCTAACGTACACATTTGGAGATTGGTCGGCATCCTCATCCTCAGATGATATGAGAACAGCAGGAGATTATAAGCCTAACGATGCGACGCAATCTTCAGGGGTTACACTATTGCATGATTCTATAGTTGTAGGGTGGTCTGCTAATAAGGGTGACTCAGGTAATGAAACAATACAATTTAGAGACAGCGCAAATAATATAGAATTTAGTTTTCTATTTGGATCGTCACCAAATCATGATGATACAATCTCTGCTCCTATATCTGCATTGGATAGTTATCATTTGAATTGCAGTACAGCACCTATCAATTATCCATTTGTAATGATTTACTACAGGCGAGATGGTGGAGCAGCTATTATAACGATTTAACAAAAATAAAAATCTAAAACAATGCAAGCACTAATTAACGGAACAGCATACTCATGGTCACAAATAGTAATCAACATATTCAACCAGAGAGTTACAGGTGTCAAAAAAATCATGTATAAGGAAGACGAAGAAATACAGGATAACTTTGGAGCAGGTAACAGACCAGTGAGTAGATCATTTGGCAAGATAGAGACAGAGGGGTCTATAGAACTGTTTATGTCAGAGATAGAGGCACTCACAGTTGCGATACCTTCTGGTAGACTACAGGATATTCCAGAGTTTGACATAGTAGTAAGTTACCTTCCTTCTAATGGAAGAGTAGTAAGCCATGTACTTAAGAATTGCCGATTCAAAACAAATGGAAGAGAGGCATCTGAGGGAGATCTAGAGATCACACAAGAGATAGATCTACAGATCGGAGAGATCATCTGGAAATAGAAAATGTAACCAATTTATTAACTCATCATAAATTACCGAATAATGGATGAACCTACAATATTAGAAGCAGCAGGAGGACTTAAACCCTCCGAGATAAATGCCCTCAAAAAAAAGCATGGACCTCTGACACTCGTAACACTAGGAGATACACTAGAAACTCTAGAGCACTTCTGGCTGAAAAAGCCTAGCATGGCAACGGTCAAGGCTTCTACCAAGGTAGCAGAGTCTGACCCTATGGAGTCAGCCATGATATACTTTAAGAATTGTCTTGTCAAGGGCGATGAGCAAGTGATAGAAGATGTAGATAGATGGCTCAGTCTTGCACCGCACCTGGAGAACCTTATAGAGACTAGAAAAGCGACAGTAAAAAACTTCTAAGCCACTACAAGATATCCGACAAGAGCAAGGATCAGTATCGTAGTGGCGATGCGATGATCAGGTTCTATCTGAAACTAGATCCTGATAAGATGGAAGAGGAGGAATGGTGTAGAGCAGTAAACGATGTGTTGTACTGTTTAGAACTTAACAAGAAATTAATCTCTTCACTTTTTAAATAACAACAGTTATGGATACAGAAATAAAAGAAACGTTTAAGGGTATTATAAACCTAGCGAACACGCTCGCTTCTATCTTAGAGGATGGTAAGATCTCAATCATCGAGCTACCTGCTCTGGCAATAGCTAGTAGTGGGATTCCGTCTCTAGTAGAGAATGGCAAGAAGTCTCTTAAGACCTTTAAGAAAATGACTCCTAGTAAGGCTAAGGAGCTTGCCGTATACTTCGAGAATGAGTATGATATCACAAATGATGAGATAGAAAAACAAGTAGAAGACGGTATACACTTACTTTCTTCGACTTACGAGACTGGCTTAGCTTCATTTAATCTTTACAAGGGATGGGAAGCATGGATCGCTAACTTTAAGAATCTAAGAAGAGCATAAGCTAGTGGATCGTAATGTAACATACACTATAACGGCGATAGACAAGATAACATCTGTCTATCGCTCTATTAATAAGCTGAATGGTAAGGCTCAGGCTGGAACGCTTAAGCTTAATAAGAAGATGAAGACGACCTCTAGGTCAGGTAGTAGAAGTATGTTTAAGTTACAGAGAGCCTTTGTGAAGTTCGAGCGTAAAGCACTTATGATTCCTAAGAAGATAGGAGCTGGATTCTCTAAGATGTTTACAAAGCTAGGGAGTTTCGGTACGATGGTAGCTGGATATGTATCAGCACAGGCCGTTGTAGGATTCTTAAAAAACACAATCAATGCAGCAAGTGATCTAGATGAGAGCACGAGTAAGTCTAGAGTCGTATTCGGAGAATACTTCCAAGACATTAAGAAGTTCTCAGATGGAGCAGCTAAGGGTATAGGAATGAGTAAGAACGAGGCACTGAGTGCAGCGAGCACTTTCGGCTCCCTGTTTAAGAATATAGGTGTCGGAGGAAAGCAAGTAGCTAGAATGTCAGAGGCTAGTACTAGGCTAGCTCAGGATTTTGCAAGTATCCACAACATGGGTACAGGAGATGCTCAGCAGGCGTTAATGTCAATATTTAGAGGTGAGACAGAACCAGCAGGTAGACTAGGTATGATGATAGATGAAGTTACACTTAAGAACAAGGCCCTACAAATGGGTCTCATTAAAACAACTAAAGGTGCTCTTCCTAAGGCTATAAAAACACAAGCTATATACGCTACAGTATTAGAGCAGTCAAAAGATGCTCAAGGTGACTTCGCTAGAACCTCAGGAGGATTTGCTAACCAGATGAAGCTCCTCTCTGCTGGATGGACAGATCTATCAGCTAAGGCAGGAAAAGTATTTCTACCATACGCTATTAAGTTACAACAATGGGGACTCAAAGCTATAGGCTGGGTAGATGATAATAGTGCAGCGATTAAAACATGGGGAACCAGAATAGTTAAGCTAGGAGGTATCTTCTTAGGCTTATTTTCCATAGCAAAAGGATTCCTATTTATTAAGCATTATATCACTATTGTAAAGACTGCATTTATTGCATTTAGAGCAGTGGCGATGATGAGTCCTTTCGGATGGATAGCAGGGGCGATAACAGGAATCATATTACTTGTTAAACATTGGGATACTGTAAAAGTATGGATGGGTAAGTTTGCTTTATGGATGTGGAATAATCATCCGTTTAAGTGGCTCATAGATCTAGTAGATAGAGTATTCCCCGGCTTTAAGGATTCGTTAGGTAATCTGTTTAACATTATCAAGAGTGTATTTGGGCAGGCAGCTAAGTGGATGTATGATAATGTGATCAAGCCAGTATTTGGATGGCTGATAGATCTAGGAAAAAAGATGGGACTGATCAGTGAAGGATTTTTCGGATTCGGATCAGGAACAAACACACCAGCAGGAGGAGACAGAAGAAGAGCAGGGAAATCAGCTTCAGGGAATGCGACATTTGACTATGCAGGAACGCTAGGAGGATTTTCAGGAGCAGGAGCTGCTGGAGGAGGATCTACATCAGGATCATCTAGTAATGCTGTCAAGGATCGAGTAGAAGGGATAACAACTGGAGGAGGTAAGGAGATTAAGAATATCAATATAAGAATAGACAAGCTAGTAGAATCATTCGTCGTCAAGACGGAGAAGCTGGGCATGTCTACAGCACAAATAAGAAAAGAAATAGAGCGCACACTTATCAGCGCAGTAAACGATGTAAACTATAGTATATAACAATGGCTTTTTTCTTAAGCAATACAGAAGACCTGCCAGTATCGGCAACTACATACGATCCACAATCTGGAGAGGATGCTAGCTTGCTATTAGGAACTAAGGTATACAGTGATCTGAGGCTTAAGTATGGAGATGTAGATATCTATTTTGACACAGTCATATTTGGTATCAGTCAGACTAAGAATATCGTAACTACAGCCGTACAAGGAAGAAACGGCACTATCAAGGAGTATATAAGTGATGGAGATTATCAGATAGATGTACAGCTACTTATCGTAAACAATGGAAGCAAGATATATCCTGCTGACCTTGTCAATGACTTGATAGGCTTGCTTCAGGTGCAGGATAGTCTAGAGTGTATCTCTCCGTTCCTGCAAGCATTCAATATTTTCAATGTAGTAGTAGAGAGCTATAAGGCACTCAGTAGAGAAGGATTCATGAACACGCAGCCGTTCGAGTTGACGCTATTGTCAGATAACCCTATAGAACTTGTAGAAGATGATCAGACTTTCATCTAATCTTACCATAGGATCATATCGATGGAATGGCTTAGTAGGTTGTGAGATCACAAGCTCATGGGATAATCTTACAGAGACATGTATATTGACATTCCCGAGAAGAGTGTCCTGGAAGAATAAGTCACTAGCAAGCGGAACAGATCCACTAGTCAGAAAAGGAGATGCAGTATCAGTAGAGTTAGGTTATGATGATGACAATGATCTAGCCTTCGCAGGTTACGTCACTCAGCTGGTTCCACAAACACCAGCAGAGGTACACTGCGAGAATGAGATGTACTTGCTTAAAAGAAAAACAATCACACAATCATATGAGGATGTAACACTCCAGGAGTTACTGACAGATATATTATTCGGTCTTAGTTTTCAGGCTCCAGACATGCGTCTGGGGCCATTCCGAATTAACAAGGCTACACCAGCTCAGGTATTAGCTACGCTCAAGGACACCTATTATCTTAAATCATTTTTTAGAGATGGCAAGCTATATGTAGGATTAGCATTCTGGCCAGAGCTACAGAAGAAGCATAAGATCCAGTTTAATTTACATGTAGTAGAACACGATCTGATATATCAGCGAGCAGAAGACACTAAGATCAAGCTCAAGGTAATTGTTATAGAAAAGGATAACACAAAGACAGAATATGATTACGGAGATGAAGAGGGAGAGCAGCGCACTTTACATTTTTATAATTTGTCAAAGGCAGAAGTAGACCACATAGCAAGTGAGCAGATAGAGCGTCTTAAGTTCACAGGATATAGAGGAGATCTTACAATTTTTGGAAAGCCATTTATACAGCATGGAGATATCGTGACAATAACAGATCCCGACTATCCAGAAAGAGCAGGAGAATATGTAATCAGGTCCGTGACAAGAACGTTCGGAACAGAAGGATACAGACAAACGATAACCCCAGATATAAAAATAGCATGAGCCTAAGAAAAGCATTACAAACATTAGCGAATAAAGAAGAAGAACCGTACAGTGTGCTAGCTGAGGTATTGGCTCTAGATAAAGATCAGCGTACCATACATGCTAAGCCTATCAATGGAGACGCAGAGGTGTATAATGCACGTCTACAATCTAGCCTGTCTAGAACTATAGGCATGGTGCAGTTCCCTCTAGTAGGATCATATGTTATTCTATCGTTCGTAAGTAAGACAGTAGCTATCGTAGTCTGTACAGAAGAAATAGAAGAAAGCATCCTCAAGATAGGTAACCAAGAGATCAGAGTAAACAGTGATGGTGTGGCCATCAAGAGTACCACTTCTGACCTGTCTAAGGTTATGAATGATCTAGCAGATACGATCAAGAGCACACTTAGTTTATTAGAAACATTTACAGTAGTCTGTGGGTCTCCTGGTAGTCCCTCAGCAAGTGTGTTTCCTGCTACAATAGGAAGGCTCAGAAGTGAGTCACTCAAGATTGACAAGTTCAAACAACAGCTTAACACCATAATAGCAGAATACTAATGAGAGATGATATATTATTCGGAACGGTAGAGGGTGACTATGATTTATTGATCAATGGAGGTGACTTCGTTATAGGACCTAGTGACATACAGCATGTGAGACATATTATAGAAGCAGAGCAAGGCAACTATAAGCAGCATCCATTGATAGGAGTAGGCGTAAGAAAAATGCTCGGAGGATGTCTAGGACAGCTAGAGAAGAGAAAGATAAGACTACAGCTTAAGTCTGATCAGTATCAGCCGTCCGAACTACAAGTAAATGAAAAAGGAATAGTCGTAAAATTATGACACGAACGATAAGAACATTACCAGGGCAAACATTATTTGATATCGCAATTCAGGAGTACGGTAGTATGGATGGTGTAGAGTGTCTTGTATTGGATAATCTAGGAGACTTGTTTCCAGAGGAGTCTGATATCATCATTTCTAAAGATCCGATCAATGAGCGATTTGCAGAGATATTTACAAACCTAAAACCAACTAGCGAATAATGGCACGATCAATACTCAATATATACGATGCAATAATCGAAGAAAAAAACACCAGGACATCTCTAGAAGGACTTGCACCAACTAACGAGACCAGTACTCAGCTACTAGAAGATCTTAACAGTGATAGTAAGGTAGCAGTCTGGAGACTATGGGCATACATAACAGCAGTAGCTATACATGTACATGAGGTTTTTTGGGATGCGTTCAAGATAGATATAGAAACGATTGCCAGTAAAGCTCCAGCAGGTACACCAGCATGGTATCAGAAGAAGATCCTAGAGTTCCAGCTCGGGGACAATCTAGAATATGTAGACACTCAGTATGTGTATAATCCCATAGATGAGACCAATAGAATTATTACTAGAGCAGCGATTACAGAGAGAGGTAATGGACTTGTTATTGCTAAGGTAGCACAAGGAGAGCAAGGATCACTAGTACCACTTACGACAAGTGAGCAGGATGCCTTATCAGCGTATATATTTAAAATCAAATTTGCAGGGACCAGAATAGTAGTTTTTTCTGGAGATGCTGATGAGTTAACCATTAATTATGACATCTATTATGATCCTATCATACAAGAAGATGTACTACAAGAGAATCTCACTAAGGCGATCAATCAATTCCTTAATGAAGATCTGCCATTTAATGGAGAGCTGAGTGTGACGAGATTTACAGATGTACTTCAGCAAGTGGATGGCGTTTTAGATCCTATATTCTTATCAGGATCAGCTAAGCAAGGATTAGAGACTAAGGAGTTCACTGTAAGTAATATACCAGCAGCAGGATATTACGTTCTAGCAGATGATATATCTACTATGTTCAACTTCATACAAAAAGTATAATTATGAATTGGAGCATAGACATACTTAAGCTAGCAGTGTCGTTGATACCCTTCTTTCTTAGGAATCTAAAAGGTGGCTTATCATGGATCACAGAAGGTGAGGTTATATGGATCACAGAGGAGACAGCAGCATGGGGAGGAGGAGGATCTAGCAGACACATAGACTGGATAAACGCTATTTTAACG